CTTGCGTCAGCCTCCCGAACTCGCTTTTCTTCGTTCAATATCACAGACTTCTGATGTGCTGCCGCCTTAACAGAATCTGCTGCTATCTGTGCGTAGTTAGCCATAGCCCCTATCTCACCATCACCTCGCTCATTAGCTGCTTGCTGCTGAGCAATGACCTCTTGTAATGCACCACGAGTATCTCCTTGATCTACGAACTGACCAATACGTACAGTCTGCTGGATCTGGTCTATCTGTAACTGACCTAACGTGAGTTTATCGTAGCCCACCACAGCCTCAGATACCAACATACGATCCTGAGCAGTCATGCTCTTGAGTAAGTTTCTACTCATAGCAATCTCCAGCAAATCACCTTTATTATCCTTCAGGCGCTGCACGATCATTGCTGCTCTCATGTGGCTAGCAGTCTCTGCATTCATACCTTCAGGAGTATTACTAAAGATGTTAGCTAGTTCTACTCTATGCGGTGCTACCTTAAGATTACGATCTCTATCAGTGAAGCCCATATTTTTTACTGTAGCATCGTAGGCACGAGTAGCTTGACCTAACGTATCTGCGAAACTCGCGGCGGCAGTTTTGTTAGCGTACTCAGCATGGCGCGTAGCCTGATGCCCTGCAAGCGTCTCCGCTACAGGTAACAGATTAGCCATTAACTCAGCATCTACCTTAGCGTCGCCTGTCTTAGATGCAAGGATGCGCTCAGTTAAGCTCTTGCGATACGCATCAGGGTGCTGATCTGCTGTGCCACCTTTATCTACCTTACGAGACAGCTTCTCAGTTTCTTCTGCCTTGAATGTCTGGGTAGCCGCAGTAGCAGCCATACTCTGCATTCCTTTATAGAAAGCTGAAGTTCCCCAGATCTTATTGTACCACTTACCTTCATCTTCTGCCGCTTCGGTCAGGACTTCTTTCTGTTTGCCAGCAATCACGGCATTCATCATCTGTTCCTGACCTTTAGCCAAGTTCGCCTCTTCTTCCGATTTGTTTCGGATAGCACCGAATACGCCTGCAATATCCATAAGGCTCTTTGCAAGTTGTGCGTGTTCATTAGAGCCAGATCCAACAAGACCCCCGCCCAACGAACCATGCACTTCCTGTGCGCGAACCTTATTGTAATCTAACCTAGCCATAATGTATCCTTAATTAAACCAACCGTCAACGGTCTTACCTATCCTACGCTTATCAGAATCAGTCATAAGAGACAACGCCCCTTTACCGAAATTGAGTAGAGTAGTAAGACCACCTTGATACTGCGATGTTGATGTTTGCTGTCGTGCCTGCCCTGTGCGGTTTAGTGATTCTAAATCGTACTGCGCATTAACGAACTCTTCAGTGACAGATTGAGATATATCTGCTTCCTGCGTATTCTGCTGCTGTTCAATCTGCGAGTACACCGTGTCGAAGGAACCTGCTCCGATGAAGTTAGCCGCAGCATATACCCTAGCGGTACTAGCTGCTTTATTAGCTTGCTTCTCGATCTCCTCGCGCATACTCTCTGCCTTATACGTAGCACGGATGAGGTTGGTTTCTAGTGAGGTAGCGCCAGCCTGCGCACTTAGCTGAATCTGTCTATTATTCTCAGCAACCCTAGCCCGTTCTACATCCGTGGCGTACTCCTGTGCGCTCTTTTGTTCAAGCGCACTGAAGGCAGCAATAGTCAGATTGATATAATCTGATATAGCCATTACATACTCCTTCCATGTTTAAAGTACTGACCCTTCCAATCCACATAAGTTACTACTAACGGGTAGTGGTTCTTTGCAGTGATTGTTACCCTAGCTTCAGTCTCAGCAGATGCTACAGGAAATAAATACTTCCCACCACCGATCTCGGTAGAGCCGATTACCAGAGAGTCTGAACTCAGCTTACCTATGGAGTGAGCGTAGTTATATTCTCTGTACTTGTCTTTCACATTTACACTAAAGGCAGAGCCTCCAATATAAGTGATCTGCATCTGTACTACAGTCAACCTACCTAACGCAGTTGGCTTACCTGTAGAATCTTTCTGCACTGGTAGCGTAGGAGACCAGCTAGTTACATATAAGTTCCCAGTAACTGCACCTATAACCTGAACAGCATTCGTCCACTGGTAATCCGCACCATTTAAGGCAGTAACACCATCAAGAAAGCCTGTAGTCGGATTCTGTACAACATAGTCAGCACCTAGTACACATTTGCCTCGATTGTCGTTTAACTGAGTCGTTCCACTAGCAGCAGTCTCTGTCTTCCAGAAGTCCAAGTAGTACTGACCATTGCTAGGTAAATACCCTTTACGGTCTAGGTCTAGATGCGCTATTTCGTAATACACATCAGATCCTACAGTACGAGTGAATAACAGGCGCAATACAGTTGTCTTCACAGCCATAGCCTTTAAGACACTATCAGCACGTGTAGCGAACTCGAACTTAAACCATGCGCTTAATGCTCTCTTCTGCTGAATGATAAAAGTACGGTAACATACCAGCTTGCCTGACGCAGTACGTAAGAATAACATATCAGTCTTAGGCATGTTGTACATCTTGCTTACGTCGCCGGGAATATACCCTGAGGCATGTGTACTGACAGGCTCTACCTTAGTGTTATCCACACCTGTACGTGATTGGATAAACAGAACGTCTGTACTTAATGTAGTAGCTGAGCAGAAGTACACACCATCGCCTAACGTGATCGGATGTACACTAGGCGCAGACTCATAAGCGGCAGTAACAGCCATACCAGAACTAGGAGTAACTGGTACACTTCCCGGAATCGAGTAGTGAGTCTTAGTACCTACAATGACTAGGTTCTTGTCGTACAGCGCAGCGCCGATCAACTGGTCTTCTGCGTTAAACGTACTACTCATGTTTATCGTGTCATCATCCAATACCGTTACTACTGATGCGTGGTATATCTCAAGGTAATCAGAGGTTCTACTCATCCAGCACGAGTTCCCTGATATGATTACTAAGCGTTCTTGAAAGATACCCATCCATCGAATGATAGAATCAGCGAATAGTGGGTCGGTGTTTGTTGAGTCATCTCCAGCCTCCCGTACACCCCAATCAAGAGGCACTAGAGTGACCGCAGTATCTGCAAAGATAGCAGCGGCAATCTCAGGAGCCGTACCTATATAGCACTTGTTATTAGCTGCATGGAGCTTAAAGAGTACAGGCATCGTTGTATTAACTACAGAGCCGCCTGCCTGCACACCCGGAACTGCACACTCTATCCATTTGCCTGTCAGCGGTGTGCTAGAGGTCTTACCGTCATGCTGTACGAACTTCAGATAGTAGTCGCCTATACTCTGGTCTAGGCGACCAATACGAACAACCATCCCATGAGGTGCGATAGCAGGTAATGTAGGAGTGTCGATATTGTAGTCGAACAACACACGCAGTCTGCTGTTGTACACTCCGTCATCAGCACCTACGTCTTGTGCAGTTGCTGTAGTACTGAAATCAACAGTAAGAATACCGTTCGCCTCTACTACAGTACAAGCGTTAGCGCCTGTACCTGTAAGCAATCCAGTTTTCAATTGGTTTGCTATATAGCCCGGCTGTGCCTTAGCGAGATCGCCAACAGCAGAACCGTCAGGAACCGTATAGGTAGCTAAGACCACACCTGTACTTCTACGGATAACCTTATAAGTACCTGAATACGCACCTTGGCGCACCTCTACCATCATCCTACCTGCGGTTCTTGTTGTGGTTGTAGCCGCAGCCAGCACAGGCTTTACTGTAGTGGCAACTAGCGTATAATCACCTATACTCGTATCTGCTGTTACTTCATTCATCAGATATGTCTTAGAAGACGCAGACTGCCCTGTAGTAAGTACAGCACCAGTCTCTGCATCTATCACTGTAGCAGTACCGTCTGTATGCAGAGCTAAGAAATGCTCCTTACCGTTCAGTACGATGTCATGCCAGCGGAAGGCAGTAGCACCTTGTACTAGCGCCCCAGCAGCTACGTGCTTAGCACCGGGGCGGCGTACCAGACCGTCAACAGGATCTGGGTACATATTAGTTAATTCCCACGAGGCTCCTTCTACTCGGTCTCGTGGCGCTTGGGTAGAAACCCCTTGTATAATACTTGCATAGCTGCCAGTAACCAGCGACATAATCTATCTCCTGAAAGATCCTAATGAATGACTTACTATCCGTGCGATAGTAGGGTTGTTCTGTGTATTGGGTCGGTTGTTTGTGATCTCTGCGGATCTTAGATCTCGCATAGCGAGGTTAGCTAGATCGCGTTGAATACCTGTCTTCTGACCATCAGCCTCGTAATCAGACTGGAAGCTATATACAGTAGCAGTAGAGACAGCCTGCTGCGCTTCATCAGGGAGATCATCAAACTCCTGCTCACGTACTACCTCTACCTTCACATCTATATTTAGCTCATTAGTAGCCTTAGATGGGTCGTATAGATACCCTTTACGTGGATGGAGCCTCTGGTTCCTATCAGTGCATTGTAAGGCTATTATGTCGGTAGGTACAGGAACCTTACCGCCGACTTCCTGCAATAGAGTAACTGTCTCGGTGTTGAACCACCAACCTCTAGACTTATTCGATTGGATAGTTCTGTTTAGCTCTTTTAGCTTTCGGGAAATGACCACAACGAATGGATGATTGTTATCAATCGCATTCAAAGGAGCTTCACCTACCGTAGCAAGAGCTGCGTTAATAACGTCTAATGTTTTCATAGTATTTCCCGAAAGCCAAAAAAAAGGAAGACCAGCAATTAAGCGGATCTTCCTAGGGTACTACAGCAATTACGCTTTATTGATAACCGAAGCAAATGCTGGGTTATTCTCAGTAGCGCCTAGTGCAAAGAATGAGTCGATGAACCAGCACTTAGAAGCCTTATCCCACCATACTTCGACTGTCAATGGGATAGTAGAACCAGCCAACACAGAACGTGGTGAGCCAATCAACGCTACAGCTTTAGCTTCAGCAGCGGATACATCGTAACCGTTGTTGTTGCCTGCGTTAGACAACTCATGACCTGTGATAGCAGACTGCACGATACGATTCGTCTTCACGATACGTAATCCGCATGACTTCATCACCTTACCGTCTGAGTAGTTGCCGTTGTTATCGCTGAAGCGGCTGTCAATCAACTTGTCATTACGCAACAACGCGAAGTACTGCGCAGGCTTGACGTAGATAACAAACTCTTCGTCCTCTGGGTCGATGTCCTTCTCTTGGATAGCCTGAATGGTATCTTCAATAGAACGCTCGAATTTAGTGCTATCCAACTCATCCAATGCACCAGCCAGAGTTGTGATAGTACCCGGTTGCCAGCCTTTCGGGTAGCTAGTCATGTTGGTGATACGTGCTGCCTTCATCAACTTAATCAAGCCTACTTGATCCATGAATTTAGCTACTGTCTTACCTTGCTCTGTAGCCAATTCCATCTTAGCGTCGAAGCTGTTCTGGATGTCATCTAACGTGAAGACAGAGTTACGTGCTAAGATCACTGTGTCAACCTTCAAGGAGACATCAGAGAAATCAGCAGGAGAGCCATTAGGTGCTGCACCCGGAACCAACTTACCGAGTTCAGTAGAACCTACACGGAAGTTCGTCAGTTGGTTAGTGCCTCGTACTGGTCGCCAATTCAACCATGACTCCATTACAGACTTCTTTGCAATAGTGCCTTCGACCATACCTGCGAACTCTTCAATAAAGAGCGCATCTACTGCACCTGCTTGCAAGTTCTGACCGGGACGGACGATTGATACGCCTGAGTTTAAATCTGCCATAATTTTCTTTCTTTAAAAGTACTACAATTAATCATACGTATGAAAACTCCTGAGGGCGACAAAGCCGACAAGAGTTCTATAATACCGTGTCAGCGATTACTACGCCTTCGGAGCCTTCGTATCAATCCAACGCTGACCCTTGCTAGCATAGAAATCACTAGCAGCACGACCCTGCGCCTCCAATGCCTGCACCGTAGCCGTATCACCACGTTGGCTAGCAGTACGTTTCTGGTTGATATAGGATTGGAAGTCGATAGGCGCTACGCCTGTAGGTGCTGTTGGTACGATACCTGCACCTGCTGGTGTACCAGCTACTGTTTTACCTGCATTGAGCATGATTGCCTTAATTTGAGAGATTGCGATTTCCATTGCTTGACCACCAGCATCAAGACCCATAGACAACATATCTTTAACTGCTGGGTCTAATGCTGTACTAGCCCACGTTTTTACTTCATTCCACTGAGATTCGCCACCGAACGCGTCATGTACTGTCTTGAGTCCAAGAGCTGCATATTCCTTGTTCGCTTTGATGTCAGCCTCTACGCCGACCTTGAGCGCAGCAGCAACATCAGCACCATACGCAGCTTCTAATCCTGCTAATGCTGCACCGTCGAGAATACCTGTCTCCATAACCTTATTCATATCTTCTTCAGATACTTTAGATTTATGGAAGCCTGCTAGCACTGCATCCGTATTAGGATTGCCAGTCTTCTCGTAAGGGCTTACCTCTACTACAGGCGCGACTACTACTGGTGTAGGAGCCATAATACCAGCAGGAGCTAGTGGATTAGGTACACCTGCTGGGACTGCTGGAACTGCTGGGGCAGGGGCAGGAGCTGCTGAAGGAACTACAGGTGCAGCTTCTGCTGGAGGAACTACCGCTGCTGGAGGAACTACGGGTGCGGCTGCTACTTGGATCGGTTCCCCGATTGCTGGTACTGGCATATTTATCCTTGTTGTTGAGGTTGTAATTCAGCAGAGGCTTGTTGCACGGCTATCTGACCTTGTGCGCCTGCTTGCTGTTTATGGGCTTCCATCTGCTGCTGTGCTGCCATAGCTTCCTTCTGACGTTGAGTCTGTTCTTGCTGTACTTGCTCCTCTGACTTCAGGAACTTGAAGTACTCTACCTGTCTATATGCTGACATAGTTTCGATAAGTCCAGACCAATCTAGGCGCTCCATTACAGGCTCAGGCAACTGTGCTGCTGCTGCTAAGTCTGCAAGTAACAACTGAAGATTCTCTAAGTCTGCATTAGCTGACATAGCATCAACACCAGTTACAACTACAGTAGTCACATTCTTAGCGAATGGTAGTTCCAGCTCAGACATAATACTATCTGCTAACCACGCCTGCAAATCAGTAGCTAATACAGAGTAGATACCACCAAAGGCGGCTTCTAACTCAGATCGGATCATACGGATCTCTTCTGCTGTAACTCGCTCTGCGTCACGGACTGCACTATTAGCGTACAAGAAAGCATCACCTAGGTTTCGTTCGATCTTAGCTACGGCACTAGCTACTGTACCGTAATCTCGATTCTTGCCACCAAGGTCAGGAGTGCTGATGTCATTGACTCGTCCCGGTAATACATCACCAGTCTGCGCCTGCTCATATTGAGTAGTATCTGTATCACCTGCTGGATCAGCTAAGTGAACTATACGGCACATCTCAGCGAGTCCACGTAAGAATGCTTCATTTAGAACTGTGAAGGCATTCCAATCACCTGCGTACTCTTCCATTAAGCCTGTACCATAGTGGCGGTTACTAGCTAATTCCCAAGTAAGCACAGTGTATGGGAAGTCTTTTAGTTCATACTGATCTGGATTACCTAGCGCCATATCTTCTACATACTGCTGGCATTTCCACAGACCCTTACCGCTACCGTCATACTTACATGAGTAGTACAGGCTTACCTTATCGGTATCCTTAGCAGTAGGGTTCTGTGTCTTGTACAGCATTTGCTGCGCATGGGGCAAAGCCCCGACTACAGTAGTATCTCGCGTAATGAGCTCTATCAACCTACCATCCATATCCCGCTGCACTACATAGTCACGTAGAGTATATGCCTTGAGCTTAAGCCGATTCGCTACGTCCTTGCTCCGATATAGACAAGTATTACCTGTCACAATCAGCAGCTTCATAGCGCGGATAATAGCAGGACGGATACCTGCTTGCTCTATCTTCTGCATACCTTTCTTAGCAGTTAGCGACAGCAGTACATCAATCTTAGTATCGTCAATGTTATGCGGAGGAGCCATAAGCATAGCACGTGTCTCCGCTGGAATGACGATCTTAAAGAACGGTCGGCTAGGTGCAAACATAGCGATACTCAGCTTATTAGCTAAGCTGTTCACATACTTTGCACCTGCACTTCCGAACATCCCACTAAGCTCATCGGTATCTGTACTACTAGTCTCTGTAAATAGACTCTTAATACTCCACGCTGCGTATTGCTCACATCTGAGCATTACAGTACTAAGTAGTGCTGTTAGTTCAGTGAAACGAGTTTTCATAGTTTAATCCCTGTTTTCTTAAATTTGCCACGTAACTCGTACCTAGATTTAGTTCGTCCGAACTGCACATTAGCCTTACCGTTAGCTTGTTGAGATAACTCACTAGCTCTACCTACAGACTGCGGTAAGTTAATTAGAGATGAAGAAGGTGATGTTTTGCCCTTATCTCCTCCCAACCCAGACAAGATAGGAAGGAGCTTACTAATATCATCCCACCAGTTAGTCTTATCGTCAGGGGTAGTGGTATTAGGCTTCTGCATTACATCATTTAGTAGCTTGTCCTTAAGTAGCAGATCTCCGATCATAGGGAACATCGGTCCGACGAAATCACCATCTCTATGATTCATCTGAGCTTTAGTGACCTTATCGGGAGTAACGGTTACTTGTTGGATAGCTCCTGTAAATCCCGGCATTGGGAGTACAGTAGGTAGATCTGACTCTGGCTTAACTTCAGGTCGTTGTCCTGTAACTGTTACCTGTTCTATCGAAGGCGTTACATTAGGTAGATCAACTCCTGTAGGTGTGATAGGTAATACAGTAGTATCGCCTGTGGCTGCATCAGGCTTCTGTCCTGATACCTCTACTCGCTGAATACCGTCAGTAACACCTGTATTAATAGCACTCTGAGCGAGTCCACCAGCTATTGCACCGCCAATCCCTACAGCCGCTGCACTAGATATACCTGTAGAAACGCCGCCAACCACAACCTGCTGGATGCCTGAAGACGTTGCTGCTGTGGCTGCCGATGTACCTGCTTGCGCCCATACAGGAGAAGATAGATCAGCTACCCAAGTACCTGCTGAGTTCTGCATATACCCCTCTGCAACCGCTTTAGCTGCTTCTGCGGCTGTTAGCTCTGCCGCCGACGTAGCAGCAGATGCAGCAGCGGAAGCCCCCCAAGTAGCATAAGCAGAAGCACCTAGCGATACCAGATTGAAGATCAACGGAATGTTCTCTACTAACTTAGAAGTCCATCTGTCTAACCATGTATTTGCGCTAGCATTCTCCGCTAGACGATATGTCTCCTGCTCCTCTGCCTTTTTCCTAGCTGCCTCTAACTCTTCAGGAGTACGTGAAGCAAACGCCGCTTTATCAGGCGTATCGTATATAGTACCGTCTGCTGCTCTGTACTTACCATCTGCTGTAGTAGTAAATCCAGCACCTCCGGGATGCGTAGCTTTTACGTACTCAGGATTTAGGCGGTTAGCTTCAGCTTGTGCTCTCTCTGCTGCTAACTCGTCCTCTGCTTCAGTGGTCTGACCAGCAAAGAAACCCATCATTACGTCTCCGAGGGCTGGCGTTATAGTACCACCACTTGATGTAGTTACTGGCATATTCTATTCCTCCCAGAGCCGTTCTAGTTTATCAATGGCTTCATTAAAGCCTCTGTTCCACATGACTGCACTTAGCGTCCATGTATCATCAATTCGTTTAGGGTCTGCCTTCTTGCGCAGTTGGTTAATCAAGTTACCTCTGAATACAGTAGGCAGTACAGTACGATCAACGTACACTGGTTTCTGTGCTACAAAGAGTTCAGGATAGAAGTGTTTCACCAATGGCAAAAAGAGCTTTAGGAAGAAGGATCTCATAGTCCTAACTCCGCTAAAGCCCGTTCGTCATCATCTAACCCATCTAGGTCGATACTAAAGATACCGCCTAGATTTAATTCATTCAATCGGGTTCCTAAATCTGCTGGAATACCCACGTCCATCAGGAGACAATCAATCGCCTGCTTTGCTGCTTCCTCGCCGTCGAGGTGTAAGAAATGTGACACGATGATCTCCTTTTGACACGTTATCTATAATACCGTGCCAGAGGAATTTAGCCGAAAAAGTACAGGCTATCCTTTACTACTTCTAAATCAAGATCTCCTGTAGCTGGCAGAGGAGGAAGAATAAGCCCTGTACTAGCTTCTATTTCGTCCTTGAACTGCTGTAGCACACTCTCGCTATACTGCTCTACAAAAGTGCTACGAATAATACCGTGAAAAAGATGAGTGAACCTAGCATGTACACCATAATCGTCGTGGATCGCACTGACCTCTTGTATAGAGTGCGCCTTAGCGGTAACGATTGTTGCCACAAGATGTGCCGCATCACAGCCATGTACAAAATTAGGAGCCACACCGTTACGCTGGCGCTGGCTATCAAGTATCTCTTCATCGGTAATACCTATATTAACTTCAGTTCTTCCGCACAATAAAGTCTGTACAACCTTAGTATGCACCTTTTTAATAGCTTGGTGGATAACGAAGCCAGATTGAGAAGTCCAAGTAAGTGCTAGGTTCTTCTTAGCTGTAATAGCTGCTACCTGTCTGAGCCAATCCATAGCCGCACGAGCTGCGATAACTATCTCACCAATAGCCTCCCACACAACAGCAGTCATGAAGTTAAGCGCCTGCCCTAACGAGATACCTGCCTCTTTGAATGCTAACTTACCATCTGACTCTATGTAGTGCTGAAACAAATAATCCCTAGCAGAAGCACGGGTACTGCCATAAGGTAAGGTCATAACACATCTCTTCACCATACTACGGTTTAGGTTGGTATAGCCTGCCCACATACCCGCTATCTTATGTGCTAGTATCTCTTCTGTTGTAACTGGAGTCTTAGCTGATACAGCAAGTATCTTCTCTGAAGTACGCGCAGCCACTGCTCTGTAAATATCTTGAGGTGTTGTCATAGGGGTCAGGTTCACTGACTTACCGCCTACCTCATCCCGTAACATCGCAGAGAAGTGCTGGAGTCCGTTACAGCTACCGTCCAGAGCTACTGGGATATAATTCAGGAACTCTGTATTCTTACCATTATTATACTTGGCATACTCAAAGCACCATGCGAGGAACTGATACGGTTTATCTGCTACGCCCCAGAAGTCTGTACACGCCAGAGGATCAGTACCAGCCTGCTTCAGATAGAAGTCATTCTCGTCAACCCACTTAACACGCTCTTCGTAAGTCAACTTATCAACACCGAAGCAGTTACCGCCATGCACCTTCCACCAGAATACAGACTCAGGTGTATCCAACGGCTCACCTTTAGCGAAGTGCAGAAGTCCTTTGCTTACGTCGTTTGATTGAGGACTAAGCCCATTAGACGCAGAGTACATACGACCTCTGAAGTCCACATGCCATACGAAGTAGATGCTATCGTACTTATCATACTTAGAAGCTACGCTAAGGATACGGCTTAGCAACAGTGCCTTAGATACACGCTCCTTCTCTGCTGTGTAAGTTAATGACGCGAAGTGTTTCCACTCTTTGAACTCTAAGGCTTCTTCCTCAGTAGCTGTTTCGATCTTCCACTCTTTGCTAAATGGAAAGTCAGGAGGTACTATCTTCTCAGTTCTCGGCATACCTACGCCTAAACTATGCTGCGCAACTTGCTTAAGCGTATCCAGAACCTCTGTATTGACCCGCCACGCCGTTTTCTGGAGGTGGTTGAGGGCTTCTGTCACCTTCCCTAACTTCGCAGCTCTCAGAGCCGCTACGGGCTTATTACCGTTTTTACCTTTGTTGATAACCAGCGGCAATTGGTGTTGGGCTGCTTGAGTCCAGAAGCCGCCGACCCAGATACCACGAGTGTCCTTCTCCCAATCCATCGGAGGTACTACACAAGGCATAAAGGAAGGGAATAGCAGACCCATACGATCCTTGTATGAGGTGATCCAATCCAACAACTCATCAGAAGGCTGTAATGT